GTCTTTAGCAACCAACTCTGCACACGCTTGGTTATATATTTTTTCATCAAGATCAATTTGATATAATTCTTTTTTATACTCGTTTGTCTCCTCTTCAACTTTTTTTTTAAGTCTTTTTATCTTAGCTGCGGTTCTTCTGTACTCAAAAGATAAAGCCATTAAATTTTCTAAAAAAACGTTTTGTTCCCTAACACATTGCCAATACTTTGCTGCTTTTGTTGGATATTTTAAATCTTGTAATACTGATATTCTAGCTTCCGTCTCTGTTCTAAAAATTTGTTTTTTAGTCCAAGTGTCTCTAAGTTCACCCACCATATTTTTAAATTCTGCCACATCTTCTTGTGGTAAAATATTATGAAGATGATCTTCTTCTTTTTCAATCAAAGGTTTAATATTGCTATACTCTTTATTCATTTCTAATTTCTTTATATCTTTTATAAAATAAAAGTCAAATACTAATCAGTATCAATAGTTACTGTAGCAGGAGCTGGTCCAGTAAATTCTTCTGTTGCACCAGAAGGAGACCCTACCCATCCACCGCAAATAATTCCTGCAGGTTGAGTTCCTCCTCCTTCAACTTGACCTCTAGCAGTATTTAAATTTGCAGTTGTTGAAAAACTACTACCATCATAAATTATACAAGCATTTGAACCACTTGGTGGCGGATGACCACCTGCACCTATGGCTGCTGTTTGAGTTCCAAAAGCAGCTTGGTTCTGTCTATTTGCAGGTGTAGAAGGTATAGATGTCCAGCTTGTACCATTGTATATTTCCGCATCTGTGTTAGCCGGTTCACCACCAAAAGCTATTCCTGCTGTTTGTGTTCCTGCCGCGCCACCTTGAATTTTACCACGACTTGGTGCTCCACCTGATGTCCATGATGTACCATCATACTCTTCTGATTCTTCAGCGTCAAAAGCCAAAGCCGCTGTTTGAGTTCCAAAAGCTTGACCTGGACAGTTTGTAATACCAGACATATTCCCTCCATCCGACCAACTTGAACCATCATATTCTAAAGCCTCTCCTGGATTTCCCACTCCTCCAACAGATAAAGTTGAAGTTTGAGCGCCAGCACCCGCACAGTTTCTAATTGTTGTAGGTAACGCACCGCCACCTGTCCAAGAAGAACCATCATATTCTTCTGTGTTGTTCACTGCGTTTGCTCCTGGAGGTGTGTAACCACCAAATGTTGTTAAAGCAGTTTGAGTTCCAGCAGTAGAAGTTCCGTTACCTGCTCTCGCTGTTGACATGCTTCCACCATTTGCCCACGAAGCTGACCCTAAATTAAAAGCTTTTAAGGTATTAGAAGTGCTATTGTAAAATATATCTCCTAATTGATTAGTAGGATCTGAATCTAAATCTTGTACTGTTGTACCTTTTATTTCTTTGTATGTTGACATATTAACTCGTTGTTACCGTTTCTATTACTCCTGCCGTACCAAGTGTAAATTCTTCTGTTGCTGTTGTGGTAGGTGGTGTACCAAAAGCAACAATACCTGCAGCTTGAGATCCTCCCCCAGTTCCTAAAACTCTAGCGGAGTTTAAAGTTGCTGCTGAAGTTGTCCAGCTTGTTCCATCATATTTTTCAGTTGCTGACAAAGTTCCTGAAGGATTGTTACCACCAGAAAGTAAACCTGCAGTTAAAGTTCCGCCTCCCATAGCTTGCTCTCTAGGAGTGTTTACATCGCCTCCGTCAGACCAAGACGTTCCGTTATATTCTTCTGTCTCAGCTATAAATCCTGGAACACCAATACCAGCTGTTGCATAAGATGCTGTTTGTGTTCCATTTGGTGAACCTGAAATAACGGATCTTGCCGTGCTTAAAGAACCACCATTTGTAAAAGATGTTCCATCATACTCTTCTGTGGCGTTACTTCTTCCAGGGTTTCCTGGTCCAGTCGAACCTCCAAATATTAATCCTGCAGTCAAAATACCAGAAGCAGAGAGAGAATTTCTCCCTGTGTTCACAGTTCCACCAGATGACCATGAAGAACCATCGTATTCTTCTGACGTAGAATACATAACGCCTGGATTTGGTGAAAGACCTGCTGCGTTAACAGCTGAAGTTTGAATTCCAAAAGCCGCTGATGCTCTTTTTGCTACAGGTAAATCTCCGCCGTTTGACCAATTTGTTCCGTCGTATTCTTCTGTAGTAGCCACCTGGCCACCGTTTGGTTGTCCACCACAAGACATTTGAGCTGTTTGAGTTCCAGTGCCAGCCAGATTGTATCTTGCTGTTGATGCGTTGTTAGCAGTTGCCCAAGCATCAGCAGCTTTACCTGTATATTTAAATTCTTTTGATGTTGTATTGTAGAAAACTTGTCCAATAGTTATAAAACTATTTGGTTCTGAATTATCATTATATTCTTCTGTCAAAGCGGAAACAGAGCCAGGAGAAATTTCACCACCAAAAACTAAAGCGTTAGTGACTGTTCCAGATCCACCTCCTTGAACTCTAGCAGTTGCCATTGGAGTTGATAAAGCTGTCCATGAAGAACCATTATATGTAGCGGCTGTAGCAACATATCCTCCTGGATCATTACCACCAGCAACTAAAGCTGCTGTTTGAAGTCCTGCACCCATCATATTACTTAAAACTGACGGTAAAGTTCCACCTGAAGACCAAGAAGATCCATCGTATTCTTCTGTAGTATTTGCAGAGCCTCCAATAGAAAATCCTGCTGTTTGAGTTCCTACTCCTCCCATAACTTTTTTTGCAACAGGTAAAGCACCTCCTGTTGTCCAAGAGGACCCATCATACTCTTCAGTCACAGTCGTAGCTGGACCCGGTCCAATCTCACCACCAAAACATAATCCTGCTGTTTGTGTTCCACAACCAGCGTTAAATTGAACTGCGGTTCCTAAAGCACCACTAGCTGTCCATGAAGAACCATCATACTCTTCAGTTGAATCTTTTATTGTTCCTGGTGGATTAGATCCACCAAAAGCTAAACCTGCTGTTTGTGTGCCAGCGCCAGCTAATTTACCTCTTGCTACATTTAAAGCACCACTAGCTGTCCATGAGGAACCATTATACTCTTCAGTTAAACTTTGGTTTGAAGTTGGTCCTGTTGCACCACCAAAAGCTAACGACGCATCTTGAGCGGCTGCGTTTGCAGATGCTAAACTTCTTCTTGCTGTGTTTAAAGCTCCGCTTGAAGACCAGCCTGCAACAGTAGGAACTGGATCTGCGCTAAATGATTGTACCTTAAATCCTTTTATACCTTTATAAGTTGACATATTATATTAATACCTCATTTCCTGGTCTAACTCTATTCTCTTTTTCACTGTCTTCTAAATTATCGTAAGCGGACTGAGCTGCTGAAATCTCTGCATCTACAATCGCTTGCGCATCTTCTTTTGTTTTAACAATAGCATTATTTCTTCTAATCCAAGCATTACCATATAGATTATCACCAACGACCCATACATTACCAGGATGTCCTGATAAATGAAATTCCATTCGTTCTCTAGCGGTAATAAAACCATTACCCGAGTCTTCTGCTACACAGTATTTATATGCCATTTTACTCCTCTAATGTTATATCTTCAGGTCTACCAACAGGATGACTTGCTTTTTGCTCTTCAGTCAATGCATCAAAATCAGCTTGTGCAGCTTGTATTTCTGCATTCACAATAGCTTGAGCTTCATCTCTAGTTTTAGTTACACCTAAAACTTCTCTAATCCAAGCATTTGCTTTTCTATTATTGGCAGGCACTCTCCAAACATTACCAGGAAAACCTGAAGGTGAAAAAGAAATATTATCTTTACCTGTGATAAATCCTTTACCCCAATTTTCTGCTGTTAAATATTGATATGTTGCCATAGTTTTTCCTCCTTAAGTTACGTCTATTGTTTCTAATTTTGCAGTATCAACTGCTACAAATTCTTCTGTCTTATTAGACTTACTAGGCTCTGATCCGCCTGCTACTCCAAAACCAGCTGCAGTTCCCCAAGAACCCATAGCATATCTTCCAGTGTTAAGAGTTGCACTACTAGTGCTCCAACTTGTTCCATTATATTTTTCAGTAATAGGAGCGTTTGATGGCGGGTTACCACCAACACTTGTAGCATTTGTTTGCACACCTGCTACAGATTTATATCCAGCAGTATTTGATGCTGTTCCGCCAGCTGTCCAATTAGAGCCATCATATTCGTACCAATCTCCACTACCTATAAGTCCTGCAGTTTGTGGGCCAACACCAGATAAAGCGTTTGTGCTTGTGGGATAATTTGTTACCGTTGTCCAACTCGATCCATCATATTCTTCAGCTGCGTTGACCACGCCTGCTGGACTATTTATATATCCTCCAGCTGCTACCGCAGCGGTTACCGTTCCAAATCCCCCAAGAGTGTACCTACTCGTATTTAAAGAACCACTAGCTGTCCAAGAGCTTCCATCATATTCTTCTGTAGCACCTGTTTGAGGTTCACCTCCAAAAGCTATGGCTGCTGTTACTGTTCCTGCAGATCCTTCCGCGAATAGTCCCCTAGCAGTGTTCATAGATGGTTTTGATGTCCAACTTGAACCATCGTATTGAAAAGTTGTGCCTGTGGCACCTGGAGGTAAATTTCCTCCAAAAATTATTCCTGAGTCCGTACTAGTTCCTGTTCCTCTACTTTCAGTTCTTGTTGCGGGTAAATTTGTTCCACTAGACCAAGCATCAGCTGCTGTGGCTGCTGACAATTTATAAGCATTACCTGGGGAATTATAAAATACCTGTCCTTCGCTAGTAATATCCGAACTAGTGTTGACAACTGCTTCGCCCTGTATCTCTTTATAAGTAGCCATGGATTATTTATCCTTTAATAGCCAACCTTGAGTCGAGTCTACGTAAACCAATGTAAAACCAGCTCTCTCGGTTGACACTTGGTAATGTCACTGTAATAGCTCCTGATGTTGTGTTAACAAAATATCCTTCACCTGCTACTGCATCAAAGTTTGAAGTTTTTACAGCTTGCCAAGACGTTCCACCAGATACTTCAGCAAAAGATAATTGACCAACACCTGTTGCTCCTGAACCTGTAATTGAATCTACTTTTAAAAATCTGTCTGCTGTTACGTTACCTGTAGGGAACTTTAATGTGTAAGATTGACCGGACGAATGCGGCGGAGATTGCAACTTAATACCGTGGGAGTTGGACTCGCAGTTAAGTTGTAGAGTTCCTGGATTTGTGTTACCCCCAATTGCTACGACACCAGTTCCATTTGGTGTTGCAGTAATATTTCCATCTGCAGCATCTGTAATTGTAATATTACCAGAGTTTGTTCCTGAGTTTGTGTCTAAAATTAAATCATATGCACCACTTGAAGTTATCGTTGCAGCAGCTGATCCCGTGCCAACCACCACTTCACCAGTTCCTTTTGGTGATATTGCTAAATCTACGTTTGAATCATCACCTGCTGCAGCTACTTTTGGATCGCCACCTGTAGCGGCGTTTGTAACATTTACATAATTTACAGCTGAAGATGTTGTGCTAAAAAATAATTGTTCGTTTCCGTTTTCGTCTCTAATACCATGAGAGGTATCAAA